CAATCTTCCCCATCCAGTACAGTCCACTAAAGGCAATTTACATAATCTCCCAGAATTCAAACCTCTTACTGATTGGATTCACAAATGTCTTGATGAAATTCAGGAAGATCAAGAATTTGAAATGTGGGGAAAGTTTGAGATCTCTATGATGTGGGGTAACGTATCGATGCCTCACAGTCACGGTATGCATCAACCACATCGACACCCGCTATCTTATTGGTCTGGTATCTATTGTCTCTCGGAAGGGCACCCTACACAGTTCCAAGATCCAGTGTGGGTTCGTTCATACAACCAGATGGAAGTAGTCTCATCCAAGTATAAGAACGCTTGCAGCGCCCCCGAGTATGGTCCTGGCACTCTTGTTGTTTGGCCAAGTTGGTTACTCCATTTCTCAACTCCCCACGTAGGAGATCAATTCCGTGCTAATATAGCATTCAATGCCCTCCCCACAGGTCCGATCAACTTCGGTCCTTTTGGGCAAAATATGGTCAACATCGAGTTGATCCAAGATGATCCCGTGATTCAACCTGATCCTGAATGAAATCTCTGAAGACACCTTTGCGTTATCCTGGCGGCAAGTCTCGCGCAGCACAGTATCTTCTACAGCAATTCCCCCAACAGATTGGTGAGTTTCGCGAACCATTTCTGGGTGGGGGTTCTGTTGCGATTGCCTTTACTAAGCAGAACCCAGAGGCAGAAGTCTGGGTGAATGACAAATACTATTACTTGTACAACTTCTGGGTGCAATTGCAGGAAGAGGGTGATCGTATGTCGGAGACTCTTCTAGCATTGAAAGACAAGAACGATAACCCAGAATCTGCTAAGGATCTGTTTCTCAAATGCAAGCAAGAGATTGCTGATGTTAATGAGTTTATGCAGGCAGTTTACTTTTATGTTCTAAACAAATGCTCTTTCTCGGGACTCACTGAGAATTCGTCCTTCTCCGCACAAGCATCCAACTCAAACTTCAGTAGGAGAGGGATGAAAAAACTTGTTGAGTTTCAGGATCTCATTCAACATTGGCATATTACTAATGATGATTACTCAACTCTCTTGATGGAGGATGGTACCGAAGATACTTTTGTATTCCTAGATCCTCCATATGACATCAAAGACTTCCTTTATGGAAACAAAGGTGGTACGATGCATAAGGGATTTGACCACAAATACTTTTCTGAGTGTTGCAAGGCATCTCCCTTTAACTGGATGATCACCTACAATTCAAATGAGAATACCCGTGAAATGTTTTCCGAGTATACTTTGACTGAGTGGAATCTCACTTATACGATGCGATCCACGGGTTCTTACAACTTAGATCAATCCAAGCGTAAAGAACTTCTAGTCACAAACTATTTCCAAAGTCCCCTCGATCAACTTTTTAATGAGCAAGAAAGAGCAGTATCCGCTGGGTGATTATCTTACCAGCATCAACTTCAGTAAAGAAGATCTGCGTGAGCGAGGAGAAGACTGGATCAAGAACTACCCACCATACATTGTTAATCGGTGTGTGAGTGGGCATCTTGATACTGTGATGTATGCAAACGAATTGAATCGTATGCACCACTTGGATAAGGACCTTCAATATTCGTTTTATCTAAATAGTCTGAGAAAGAAACGCCGTTTCTCTCCCTGGCAGCGAAAGGAAAAGATCGAAGATCTAAACCTCATCAAAGACTACTTCAAGTATTCAGATGACAAAGCACGGGATGCGTTACGAATTCTGACTAAAGATCAGATTGAATTGATTAGATCAAAAATGAATACTGGAGGAAAAGGATGACTGAGAATCCTACTGAGATTTCTTGGAACGCTGATATGATGGTTGAGGTTGCTCTCAATCAACCTGATGACTTTCTTAAGGTCAGAGAAACGTTAACTCGTATTGGTGTTGCTTCTCGCAAAGAAAAGAAACTATTTCAATCTTGCCACATTCTACATAAAAAGGGCAGGTATTATATCGTTCACTTCAAGGAACTGTTTGCGCTTGATGGTAAGCACGCAAACTTAACTTCCAATGATGTTGAGCGTCGTAATAGAATTACTAAACTTCTGTCTGATTGGGGTTTGGTAGAGATCGCACAACCAGAGTCTTTGGGCGAACTTGCACCACTCAATCAAATCAAAGTAATTTCATACAAAGATAAGGGAGATTGGATCTTAGAATCCAAATACAACATCGGCAAAAAGAAGACTGCAGAAGTCTAAATAAAAGAGCCTTGATTTTCTACTAATGCTCGGTAAAAAAGCCCAAGCAAAAGTGGAAGAGAAAGACCATCCTCACGATGAAGATAAGAGTGAAGTTCTTGGTAATTTGGTGAAAGTTGTCGTACTTATCTGGTCCGCTTCTCTTCTCACGTTCTCATACGTTCGCTTACCCAACGGTCAAAAAATTCTTGATTTTGATCCTACCTTTATCGCCTCGGTCTTTTCTGGTTCTCTAGCTGCCTTCGGTTTGTCTCCTGCTAAAGCAGGTGGCGGTAATGGGAACGGCAATGGTGTTAAATCATCTGCCAAAAAAGAACCCGAAGTTGTTTCCGCTATCGAACCTAAAAAAGATGCAAAAACTGATTAACATCGTAGCACTGCTGTCTGGTCTGACCTCCTTGGGTTTGATTGGCGGCAGTGCTTATGTGCTTCTGAATAAAGATGCACTCATCGAGTCTGCCAAGGAGCAGGCAATCAAAGCAGCAACAGAGTCTATTTCTGAAGCACTCCCTGGTATGATCCAAGGCGCTATGCCTAAGATGCCCTCTGTTACTGGTGGTGCTGTCCCTGCCGCTCCTGGAGTTGGTGGTGGTGCACCTGCTGTTACTGGTCCCGCTATTCCGTTCTAGAGATGAAACTCTGGAAGTCTCAAGTACAACCCGAACCTATCGTGGAGGAAATGCCAATGGAAACTCCAACAAAGAAAAAATCGCCAATAAAGATTGCTGGATTGGCATTACTTGGTGTTTTGGGTGTTGCTCACATAGGTGTACTTGGACATTTGTTGAATGCTACTAGACCACAATATCCCGTCATCAATTTCCCCACAGGCGATTATTCGTCATACAAAGTTGAGGCAACCAAAGACGGGTATAAAATTGAATATAAAGCAAACGATCCCAGGGTTCTGGAATCGGAAAGATCCCTTCAAGTCGATCAAGATAAGAAGGGATTTTTTGGTGGAGGTACAACACGCAGAAGAGAATATCGTACGGATCAATTCACTATGGATGGCGCTAGAAACTTGGGAGGTGGGGCATTAGACCCTGAGGGAAAGTTAGGTGCGAAAAGCGAAGAGTGTATCAGGGCGGACGCTGGAGCACGCTCTCAAGGTGCCCTAGCAGGGACTAGCATTGCTGCTGGTGCTCTCGTGCCTGCAGTCGTAGGAATCCCCTATATAGGGTGGTTGGCTGCTGGTTGGGTAACTCTTCTTGGTGGTAGAGTCGGATCTGATTTAGGTAGTCAAGTTGGTTCTGTATTCAATGATTGTTAATTATGACTACTACAAGAAGGAAAAGGGACAGGGATGCTGAAGGAAAGTTTTTTCTTTATGTTGCATTCCACTCAGTATTAACTGCGATTGCGAATTTATTTAAGGATGATTGATGCCTGAGATTCCCAACATTACTTCCACGGACATCAACATCCGTGGAATTGAAATCCCGAGAGTTATAACTGCTAACGAATATTACACATCAACTCCACTAGCACCACCTGTAGTGGTAAATATTGGTTCGCCCATCGTTGATGTTCCTGGTTGTGTTGAAGCTCACGAAAGTAACAACAAATCTAAAACCGTAGGTCAAGATGATTCGCGAGGATTGGTAACGTATTGCGATAATGGTGTCCCCAGTTATAATCCTATTCAGTATGAACCTAACCAGATGCTGCCCACTCAGCGTCCAGAGGTAGATACAAGGCAACCTAAAGCTCCCGAAGCACCAGACCTACCGATACCTAAAACTCCCCCTGCTACTGCCAAGGTAGATTGTCCTACACCAGCACAGCAGGCAAAGGAACCTGTTGGCACATACATTGAAGGTTTCCGAAAGAAAGTTACTGAGTATCAGTTAGTTGGTAACCAGTGTATTCAGATTACAGAACCTGTGCCTATTCCAGAGCAGATTGTTGCTGGTCTTCCTGCTGCTGGAACAGTAGTAACTACTTCAAGTATTGCTGTAGTGGCTACAGCATCAGCACTTATGGCAAAACCACTTGCAGACATCTTGCTGAAGGTTGTCAAACCAACAGTCAAGAAGGTGATGAAAAAGATTGCTGCTATCAGAGGGAAGACAGTTCCTGTACTGTCCACTGCCGAGCGTAGAAACGAGCAACGGGACCGAAACCGTGCTATAATGGCATTGAGACAAACGCTCAAGCCCAAATGACATACGAAGCAGAAGTTCAATTTAAGTTTGATGCTACGTTCACTCCCACTTATGGGACATCATCTTGGACTGATGATGATTACATTCCTGAAGAGCATTATCTTATCACTGCACCAGCAGCAGACCTTAACGCCAAACAGTATTTCAAACTTTTTGAAAAGTTTCTCCTCTGTGTAGGAATGGATCCTGTTTCCATTCGTAGCGGTGCTATGTCATTGGTATTCAATGACTATGTGCGTGAGGAAGATCAGCGTAAGGTCTGTAAGGAATATGAGTTGACTATGAACGAAGATCTTCATACGAAGTATCAAGAATGGAAGAACCTTGATGCAGCATTTGAGCATCACAAAGAAAACGTTATTGATAGTGCAAACGGAGTAGCATAATGAGTATCCCACATTTCAAATCCCAACACGATTGGGAAGCATTTACTCAAATCTTTGATAGTCAGTGGCATTGTAAGAAAGCACTGCTAGATCGTGTCAAAGATGATATGTTCCCTGGTTATGATTGGTACTCACTCACACCAAAGAGCATTGAAATCATCAACGACATCGTAACAAGTCTCCTGTATGATGTAGATCGTAAGTTCAAAGAGACACATCAGGACTACAAGACTGATGATGATGAGATGTTCATTCCCTATCGTTCTTTCAAGGAGAATGTATTGGAAGCATTGAACGAAGCACTCACACCCTATGAGTTACAATATAAGAATGAGTGCCCTCCTTGTGACACTCTTTCTTGTGCGGATCATCTCACTGACGACTAATTTCTCCACCTAAATCCTCTGCTCTCTGAGATACGGGAGCAGGGATTTTATGAACGTGTGGATGGGTATGCCCTGGAGGATTATTCACAACCACATCAGCACACACTTTATAGTATGGTGAGCGTGGATGGAATTGAATTCCTTGCTTCATCAACTCACCACAGTTCTTAAGTCTAGCGATCTCAAAATCCAATCTCTTATTGGCAGTTGTCTGTTGCATCAAAGCGATGTTAGCAGCAGCTGCCTCTTTGCATTGGTCCTGCAACTTCTTATCGAGAGGACGAGACCAAGTAGCAGAGAAACCAACACCGAGATTGTAGTTATCTTTCTGTCCTGTCCTTACAGGAACACGATACAATACAGAGCCAGGATTATCGGGAGCACCATCATCATCTAGATCCCTCATATCATATACAGGGTCATAGTAGTATGGTTCATATGGTTTGGTAGCAGAAGCACTTCCCGTTACATATGGAGTGATATTTAGGGTTGGACCTTGACATTGGATTCCTCCACCGTAGGTGTTGGTAATGTAGGGACCTTGTAAAACTTGAATGGCTTGGTTAGTAACACTGCCAGAACTATTGGCGACAGGAGCCGCAGTAGCACTAACACCACCAACTTCCGCGAGTGCTTCTTGAGGAATGAGCGCACTGATAATTACTGGGAGAAGATACTTGTAGTATCTGTTACGCTTGTAACCTCTGTGGTTCTTTGGATGATTGTTTGATTGCTCAGACCTGGACCTTTGTAGGTTTCTGTGAACTGAAACGCTCCTCCTGGAGTCGTTTGCGTAAAGTTTGGTCTGCTGTTGATTCCTGTCCATTGCGAAGTCACGCCGTCTATAGTTACATTGTTAGCACCAGTGCCAGGCTGCAATGCCCCCGATGCTGTAATTCCACTTCCAGTTACAGAGTATTGATACCCTGTGTTATAGTCCATCGAGTTGATGGTTTCCGTAATTTTTTGTGTTGTCTCAGTGTGGCTCGTCATCGACCCCTGTGTAAAGTTGGGGACTACTGGGACTGCCATTGCTGGGGATCCCAGTAGTAATGCCACGAAGAATAATCTCTTCATAACTATCTATCCAACTTATCTGATGGTAATTTCCGAAACGAATTGCCCAGTAGCACTTGTACCAGCACCACCAGCAGTCAATGACATCGTGCCAGCAGAATTGATAGTACCAGCGAGAGAACCAGCCACGCCACCAGCAGTGGTTGTGACACTTCCAAATGCGGGTAAGGTTCCAACCACACCGCTACTAACGGTCGTTCCTGTTGGGATTGCGTCTCCGCCGTTGAATGTCTCGCTAAACGAAAATGCACTCCCATCAGTCGTTTGGGAGTATGTACCAGCGTTCATTGTCGCCGCATCAGTTGCCGAAGCAGGAGCAGACAAACCGCCAAGAGTAGCAGATACATTAGAACCACTCACAGAATAGGATGAACCTAGACGAGTTGCCTGAGAAGCAGCAGCATCAACAGTCAGTTGAACGCTAGTCGAATGTTTAGTAATAAGATCGGCATTAGCAGGTGCCGCCATCAAAATCATAACGAGAGGAATGAATCTTTTCATTTACCATCTCAGAACCGACATATGTATTTAGGATGCAATTCTTTTTGGTGGAAACCGAAATTGTAATACGGGTTTCCGCCATCAAAAAATCTGGTTATACTTATTAAATAGTACGGTCGCCTTCGGGGACCACACAACGACTCTCGCTTTTTAAGGAGAACTACAATGACTGGACTTTCACGTTTTACGTCCAAAGATTTGGACAGGATTTTTGATGCAGCCAATCGCTATAGTGTTGGACTGGATGACATCTTCCATCGGTTGAATTCGTATGGTTACAATCAACCTGGTGGACAGTACCCTCCATATAATCTGATCAAGGAATCGGAAGTTAAATGGCGCATCGAACTAGCACTTGCTGGATGGGCACCTGAAGACATTGAAGTGAGTACCGAATCCAATGTCTTGCTCATCAAGTCCAAGGCAGCGAAGGATACGAATGCTGAAGACGAGTATATGCATCGGGGCGTATCGACTCGTACCTTCGCTAGAGGTTTCAACTTGAGTGATGATGTTGAGGTTGGATCGGTAAACTTTACAAATGGAATGCTTGTGGTAGAATTGCGGAAGGTTATTCCTGATCACCAGAAACTCAAGATCTATGAAATTGATACTACGGGTTCTACTAAACCCAGTGACACAGTTTAACCTGCTTGTAGTTGGGTTCTTGATTGTTGTTCAAGGTCTGCATACGCACGCTCATTACACAATGAGTCTCGATGCAGATTCTTACGTGCACAATTTTTGTAAGAAAAACTTAAACAAGTGTCAAAGCATCATTAATAACTTTGACTAATGCTTTGCATAAACTGTAACAATACTTCATTGTTTGCAGTATAAATAACTTTTTGTTACAGCGCCCTGAGGGGTTGACAAGATTTCTCAGGGTGGTGTACAATTCTTAAGCGATCGGGACAAACCGATCCTCCATCTGCGGGTAACCACTCCGCAAGTAAATTAAAGGAAAACTACTATGATCAAAACTGCTTTCGCTGCTGCCGCTGCAGCCGTCGCTTTCGCTGCCCCTGGTGCTGCCCTGGCAGGTCCCTACGTCAACGTAGAGGCAAACTCTGGTTTCACTGGCGCTAACTACACTGGTACCAATATCGACACCCACGTCGGTTACGAAGGTGCCCTGGGCGAATCCGCTGCTTGGTATGTCCAAGGCGGCGCTACCATCGTTGCTCCTGACGGTGGTGCTTCTGACACCGTGCCCTCTGGTAAGGCAGGTCTGTCTGCTGGTCTGACCGATAACCTGTCTGCATACGGCGAAGTCTCCTTCGTTGGCAGCGGTGTTGCTGGTGTTGACCGTTCCTACGGTACCAAGGCAGGTCTGAAGTTCACCTTCTGATCTCCTAGACGGTATAAATAGAATACAACCGAAGAGACCCGCAAGGGTCTCTTTTTATTTGGAGCGATTGTATGAATTATTATGTTAATTGTACGCCCAAGAACTGCCAAGAATATGAATCGGTTACCTTAGACGTTCCTACTGAAGACGCTGAGGCAGTTTTATACTATGCTAGGGTGCTGGCAGATGAAAAGAACATCACTGCTAGAAAGGCATTAGGTGACATCGTAAGAGATGTCTATGAAAAATTATTGGAGAAAAACTATGACCGTAAAAATCGTAAGAATCGCAAACGGTGAGGACATCATTGCTGATGTAAAAGAGGCATATCCTAACCAGGAATCTTATACACCACTCGGTTATTTTCTCTCAAACCCTTATACTGTTACCATCACTGCAACTGCAGAGATGTTGTTTGAGGAAGGTGCTGATGATACACCTCAGAAGATCAATGATCTCAATCTTGAGTTGTTCCCGTGGATTCCACTTTCAGTTGACAACAAAACACTCATTCAGTTGAGTCAAGTTGTCACTATTTACGAACCCCATCCTGAAGTTAAGGCACGATGGGAAACACTAACTGAGGTACATCACAATGAGTCCGTTGAAAATAGTGATTCTTAAGGATCACACTCATCTTATGGGTGAGGTTACTGAACTAGATGAAGAACCATCGTATCTGATTGGTAATTGTATGAGGGTTGAAACTAATACGTGGACTAGGTACCCCCTGTACACGGACCAGCGTGACATCTTCTTGACTTCTGACGTGATCTTGACTATAGTAGATCCGTCTGACGACGCCGTTACCAACTACAAGAAGGCACTTTGAGTTCTATCTATACAAACGTTACACTTCTAGGAGACGCCATCCTCTGCCGTGGGTATGAGAATGGGTCTCCTATTTCATTCAAGCAGATCATTAAACCCGTTCTGTTTGTACCATCGCCCAAGGGTGATTGGAAATCTCTTGATGGCAAGCAGATGGCACCTGTTGTTCAGGATGGTGCTCGTCGTGCCAGAGAGTTCATTGAGAAGTATAAGGACGTGGACGGGTTTGAAGTGCACGGGTATGAGCGATTCGTGTACCAGTGGATCAGTGAAAACTACCCTGGTCAACTTCGCTTCAACCTACAACAGATGAAGATCTATACGATCGATA